ATTTATAAGAAATTCGTGGGAATTGTCCCACTTTCGTTCTCTCTTACCGAGAATAGAAAGTGGGATAAGCCCCCCACGCGGGCTTAGATGAGTGATACACCCCAGAAAACATAAGTATCTGGAATGTTGACAAACTCGAAAACGTTAAAATCAGTACCTGCAGAAACAGATAAACTGGCACTAACGTTGGTTGATGTGGATGTGGCTGTAGAATTAACAGCAGTATATTGGAGAAAATCTGATTGCATCGGATTATAGCGGTTGGTGGTATATCCAGCCTTATACGACGCAGCTCCATTACCTGCATGCATCCTCCAATTGGAATACATAGGGAAAATTGCACTCATAACACCACCAATATTTGACAAAGTTGTGGAAAGACCAGCAGCGGCAGCACCGATAAGACGAGTGCGCATGCGAGCTGTGTAAATCGCAGCATAATTGTCAGCAGGCTTAGAATATGTAGTGGATTTCCAACCAGTATTACTTGGCACAGCTGTTCTGCCTAGGAATGAGAAACATGATGTGGACTGATTAGCAAGAGGACTCACTTGCCAGCCCATAGATCCTCGATACCCAGCAAAACAAGCGGTCAGGTAAGAAACTGGAGTTGTATTGCAACCATTGGATTTTAATGTTCCAGCACCATTGTAATCCTCATTCTGAACAAGCGAAGATGATGTGTGGAAGGCAACTGGGAATCTTGGGAAAGTATAAGAACTCCAACATTCAGCATTTGCCTCAGCAGTCAAAGGACAAACAACTGCTTTCCATACATACGATCTATGCAACAAAGTTCGAAGTGAAGGGACACTCTCACCAGCATACAACAATCCGAGATAGTCAACATTCTCAGTCACTTGAATTTCATCGGTGATCTGATCTTCAGCAAGTTCTCCTCCTTGCAGAGTGATAGAATTCATAAATGAACTCATGGATACAGACTTGTGATAAACAACTGATCCGGACTCAGGATATGTATTTGTGTCGACAGTGGGTCTAGCCAACACTAAATCTTCCATCCATGTTTCCAAAACAAGATGCACATCAGCAGTCGCATCACCACATTGCAATTCATTGAAGACTCTGATGACAACAACACCATTGATAAGATTAAGGTTGTAGTCGCCATCAAAAGACGTACTTCTATTTCCCCAAACTACCAGATTAGCGATAGCAGATGTGGAAGCGGCTGACGGAGCCTTATTCACACCTAGCATACCCACATCGGATAGGAAGGGTACTTTGAAGACAAGTGATGTAGCTTGAGAAAGATCTAACACATCTGAAATGACAGTTGCATCTGTCTGCACACTAGTTGTGTTCTGAGCTGGATCCCAGGTGACCAAAAGACGGCCACGATGGAATTGACTCGCAACAACACGAATGCGCAGGCACATGGTTCCACGCCAGAAATCGAAAAGTTGTGAAGCATAACAAGCAGGAGTCATCGCAACACGAGCACAATTGGTCGAAGGAGCAGTAGGGGTATTCGTCAACCACTCCGCATGATATATCACAGGTGTGACCGGAATTGTCGCAAGACAGGTATTCGGAATATCCGATACTTGCCAAAGAACTGTATCAAAGATAGCAGGTTTGCGAGCAAATGAGTCAATCAAAAGTGGATCAGCGGAAGAATACGCACCAACAGTACTCGGATCAATCGTGACTTCGTTACGAGGGTCAAGTGCTATAACATCGTCTTGAAAGGAAACTAGAGGACTTGGATGTAAGAAGGGAAAACGGGGCATAAAAGCACGAACACCTTCAATGATCGGAGGTCGGGACCAGCCAAAAAGCTTAAGAACAGTAGAAACAGTTCTTGCAGCTATGCTAGTCGCCGTCGCATACCAACCAATGATAGGTACTCCGCTCAATTTCCCGGCCATATCAGCAACAGCTGATGCAATGGCACTAGCCTTCGGAGCATCATCAACTTCAGTTCCTTGAAACAAGATTGCTGACGGTCCATACAACTGAACGTCCTCGGCCCAAGCATAAACGCTGATAGTAACTGGGGAAGCGGAAGCGGTCGCTGTAGTCTTGAGTGTAACCAAATTCTCAAAGACTAGAGTGCCCATTTCCTTGAATGTCTGATTGAAGTAAGTGTTCTGAAGCTCAATAGCGTCCTTATAATAAAGGAAAGGCAACATGAGTTCAGCGCCGTCTGACATGGACGGATTGCAGATAATATGTTTACGCTGAGAACGCGCCATAATGGAGAAACGATCATTAGCAGGTCTTATAGACGAGCCAAGAGAAGCTCCAGGATAACAGGTCCCAGGTATAATATCACCTCCAATCTGTCCACCAGAGAAGAAGGGGTCATGATAGCCAGTGTAGGAAGTGGCATTCAAATCGCAAAGAGGCCGATAGGAAACGATAAATTCACCGAATCGAAACGGAGAGCCATTCACCAAGATCTTAATATGGAGATTGGCCCTAAGGCGAGAAAAACCCCTCAACTTCTCAAAGACAACAGCATTGGAAAAGTAAAGGTGCCACGGATTGAGAAAATGTGTACTGAAGGGTGTCTCTTCATTCCATTCGTAAGACGCGATCTTGATGGGTCGCGAAAGAAAATGAGATAAATCACCACGATCAGTAATGGCAACAGTAGGGTCGGTCGGAGTAGTAGACTTAGTAGTCTTGGAAGAATCAAAAAATTTGAAAAGGGCAGCGAGTCGAATATTTTAGCATGTGGTAAACTCATTCACACACCTAGTTTCTGCACTGCCAGACCAAAAGCGATCTAAAAAGATCTTCGCAGGATTGCTGCAGGTCTCTCATCATAAAAAGCCATCATCACACCGTGTGCTGATACGGTAAAGGGGTGATTAGGTAACCAATTTATGAGGGTTTCTTTGGTTCAAGACTTGAAAACATAAGCCTAATACCTTCCACTAAGGGGGAAGGCATAAAATCGCAAGTAACAGGCGCTCCGCTATTGGGGAGAAAGCCTGGTTTGTCTCACTAGTTAATGAGAGTAAAGTAGCAAAGTGGGCTCCCGAAAGCCCGTTGAAGATTAGCAATGCTATCACGGGAAATAGCATCACGAAGGGCCCCGGTGCCCAAAATGATTAGCAGTTCTGTACCGGGCGTCAGAACTGCAAGGTTTTTTCAGATCAATGAAGAGAAACCCCGAGAGCCGCCTCCAAGCGGCTCAATCGGGATCCATCTTCATTTTTCTTCTGACGACCTTCCAACAAAGTTTCCCAAGTTGGAATGCCACCTTTAGCGTCAACAAAGCCAGTAAGGTCATATTCTTGAACACAACGCATAACTCGTTCACGATGGATATCAAACTCATCCCTTCCATGATGGAACATCTCCATGACAGACGATTGTAAAACACTTACCAATCTATCTTTCACGTTGACTTCGCTCTTCTGCACACCGATTAATAACATCTTGTGTATAGAAGCCATCTCTAGAGGGGAAGCATAACCATATCCAACTTGAACGAATTTTCTCTTCAAGAATGAAATCTCTGAGAAATCAACAAATGGTGTCATGTTTCCAGTTTTCTGGGCATCGGTGTAGATAACACCTACCGAACCTAGAGCACTGGAAACTGTAACCTGATTGAATTTCTCTTGAAAAGCGGGAGACACTGAGACGATATTATCATCTCCGTATGTCATCATCCTAACATTTTCATCGAAATCATCCAATGAACCAAAAATGCGTAACCAAGCAAAGCGAATGTAGAGACTGTTAGCAATACTATTGATCACAACTGTAGCAGCATGACCAGATGGATTAGTACCATTGAGATAGAATATATCACCAAAGAAATTAACAAGGCAATATATACACTCATGATATAATCCAACCATGATCACACGTGAAGTCTGAGAAAAATTCCCAGACTTCATGGCAAGATCAATCAATATCAACCAACATCTCTCCATGAGACTAGCAGATTGCCTCTGATCATAATTGGAATAATCTCCGCAAAACGTTTTCCATCCATCGATTAAAACGTGTTCGCGAATATCATCCCAATCAGGACCAGTAGCATCCATACCAACAGCAGCTTCTGAAACAAAATTGAATCTCTGAAACAAAGCTATAGTCGACAAAAAGTATTTCCTCAATAGGAACAAACCCTCTATCGGTATAGCTTGAAAAATGCGAATCTTACCCATAGTCATCTTCAGTAATGAAATAGCTTCATCTTTGAAAGAACTATTGTAGACGAAATTGGGTCGTATCGATTTGGCAAGTTTCTTTTCAGAGGTTTCAATACTTTCACGAATCTGCTGTGATAAGGTGAATGTACCATCGGGGTAACCATCCCTTTCGATCGGTGTCAAAACTTGATACTTAGGCTTGTTATAGGGGAATCCAGCACCTGTACGAAAATCCATTGAACTAATAAAATTGTCAAATGGACATCCATGCAAGTTGGTTTCCTCATCTATAACTACCTGCTTCTGTATCTCACTCAGCGGAATCCTATCAAATCTCTTTGCATAGTGATCCGCGCACAGTTTTAAATCATCGATCGGAATTGTATCCTTGTGCTCAACAGCAGCCAACATAAAATTTCTACGTGGCAACCAGTCAGCACATGTAGAAGCACAAAACACAGGGCGCACCTTGTTTGTTACCATCCCAAAGCCTTTCCAAAAAGAAGCGAAAGTATTATCCACGACACTCGATTTGAAGGAATTGGTAGCATGCAAACAACCCAGAGGAACAACACTGCACCCAGCATCTCTATCAGCAAGATCAACAAAACGAACCGGACACTTCTCGTGAACATCATCTCCACGCACCAAGCGCTCCGGAAACGATTCAGAAACATCACCCTGAACAAGAACGCCTGATCTCTCCATCAGCCAAGCTTTTGGAAAACCAGATACGTACTTGATCCTCGCATCTAACTTCCCAATGCCAACGTGAAATCCATATAGAACCACCGAACCCTTCCGAGTTTCAGCCACAACACTACCACAATCACCATTGACTGTGACAGCATCTACTGCATACGAAAAGATAGGATGGTTCACCATGGGAACCGATCCAGGGGGCTCGAGTGTCTGACGAGATGACAACATAACACCAGTACTAACCCAGCCCTTTCCATGAAGGCACAACTCACCTTCGCAACGGGAACCAACAGCACCTTCGCAAATGTATCCTCTCAAATCAGTACCCGGAGGCATATGAATCCGAAGAATACAAAAATCGCGATCCGGGCAAAACTCAAGTGAACTCCAATCAACAACACCATTGTATGAAGCAAACGTAGTGTTACATCTAGTGATCGAAACAGTTTTTGGTGACTTAGCAAGTATCGTCCGCACATAATGTGCAGGCAACAACCAGCAAGTACCACAAATGTTAAAACCATGAATGTAACCAGTACAATTTGAAAATACAAACCTAGCACTCTGTTCCTCAACCTTCTTACGCAGAAAGTTAGGATCACCAGTTCTAGATTGGGGAGACAAATTGGAGGCAAGGGACAACTTCCCTTTAGCCTTCCAAGTGTTCTCAATGTTGACAACTGGAGCTTGTGGAGCTACACCCAGAGATATGTCGTTACCCTGAGAAGTCATTCCATCCATTGCCTTGGCTGCACGTAACAAAAGCATACATATCACACCACCAGTAATAATACCAATCAGTATCTTA